CGGTTACCACCCCAGCCGGCGACGCCGCAGGCCGCCAGCGCGAACGGCCACGAGAACCCCCACTCGATCCCGAGCAGGTAGACCAGCAGGCCGGCGAACTGCGCGGCGAACATGTGCCCGACCGCGTTGAGGATGTTCCAGGTCTGCGCGTTGGTGCGCAGATCGTGCAGCAGGCTCACCGCGCCGCCAAGCGTCGCAATCGCCGCGGACCCGTAGAACACATGCTGCGGCAGCAGCGCCGCTGTCTGGGCGAGTACCTGCGCGTATGAGTCCTCTGGCAGCATGACAGCGTAAATGCCTGCCAGCACGCGCAGGCTCAGCGACGTGCCAATGGCCGTCAGTATCACGAGCACGATGTTGGCGCGCCAATGTTCGCACCAGAGGTGACGGCGCACAGTGCCGCGTAGCCGCTTGATCATTACCACGCCTCTATACGGTAGATGGGCACACCTGATGTAGTTGTGTTTGTGTATCCACTGACGTCAACCGTCGACGATTCGTCCGCGCCGCTCTTGTAGCGCACGGCGGCGCTCGCCGGCACGCGGCGGCGAACACCGACAGGACGAGTTGCCAGAAGTTGAGCAGCGGCGTGCCGACGAGCGCCACCGAAGCACCAAAAAAAGCGGCCACCAAAGTGACCGCCTTGAAGCCGAGCAGCGCAAGCCACTCTGTTATCGCGAGGGATTGTCCAGGGTCGGTCATTGCACTTCGGCTCCGTCTGAGTGCTGCGGTTCAGAATTGAAAAAGCCGCGACTGGCGCGGCTGGGTCAGATTGCGAAAGTTCGCGTTTCTCCGGCGGCCCAGCCGGTCTCACCTGTGACCGTGAGCGCGTCGGTCCAGGCCGTGCCATCGCCGCTGTACTGCACCTTGAAGTCAGCCGGCGACTCGTTGGCATACGGGCCGGTGCGAATCGAAACTTCGCCGATATCCACGTCCTCCCCGAAGGCGTACCAGAGCCAATGGGGCGGGGCGCCACCTCCGCTCTCCCAATAGGTCGCCGTATCATCGTCGAACGCCTGCCGATCAGTCGATGCGCCTGCATAGGCGCTATCGAACTTCCCAGGCCCATTCGGCACAGTGAGATCGGCTCCACCGACAGATCCGCGAAACTCAAGCTCGGAAATGTTCGTGTAGTTGCCACTCTGGTTGGCTGTGACGTAAAGCCGCCAGTAGCTCTTGGTGCTAGCGACGAGGAATGTCTGCTCCTGGCCGGCCGTTGCAGGCTTCCACGACCTCGGCTGCATCAAGCCGGTTGCGTCGGTCCACGCAGACCCGTCGGCGCTGTACTGGAGCTTGCACTCGGTTGGAAAGTTGATTGATGCTGAAACAAGCTTGAACTGAACGATGTTTTTTGGCGATCCGAACTCATACTGAATCCATTGGTCGGTAGTTGTGTTCGACCCCCAAGTAGTTCCAGAATCTCCGTCGAATGCGTTGCCTGGGCTCGAACCCGGAGACGTGCTCGAGGCAGATGCAGTACCGCCAGAGCAGACATTTGCCCCGCCTGCGGTCGAATACATCTCGACCTCCTGAAGCCCCAGGTAGGCAGCTCCAGTATTCGGAAAGTAGATCCTCCAAAAGCTGTAGCCGCCTCCTCCGCTGGCGCGCGGCGTGGCCCCGGCGATGACCCCAAGATGCGCCGCGCCTATCATGCCGCCTCCAGATTTCCTTCGAGCAACCAGGTGTCGGCGGCGATCTTGACGAGCGCCGCCTGCGCGCCGGCTTTGCGCAGCGCGTAGGTTTCAGGTGTGATGATCGTCACCCCTGTCGCGCCCTCTGCCACGGTCACTTGGGCGTCGAGTTGGGCGAGGAGGATCTGCGTGCCGACCGGGAAATCTACCGATGTGTCCTCCGGAACATAGAGCGTGATCGCCGCAGCGTTGTCGAGCGTGACCAACTTGCCGGCGTCCGAGATGGCGAGCGTGTAGGTGGTGCCGGTCTGTGCGTTGATCGACAACTCCCCGGCGCTGAACTCGACCGCCGTGCCACCGGAGTTGACCCGGACGAACTTCCCGCCCTGGCCCGAATAGCTCGACGGCGCGTCGGACAAGTCCGTGAACGCACTCACCAACGATGTCGCATCGGCGGTGAGCGTGAGCACTTCAGAGCCGGTGCAGAACACCAACGCGGCTTTGCCGTCCTCGATCACCGACTCGGCTGCGCCGGTTGCCGCGCCAGAGCAGGCAATTGTCGCGGTGTAGCCCGCATCGTTCCTGATCGCCAGCATTCGCTTGAGCGCCGGGAGCTCGACATCAAACGCCGCAGACGGCCCAGGCGACCCCGCGGTGAGGACCAGCAATTGATTCTCGCGCACCGCGGCATTCGAGACGGCGTTCGCGCCGTCCTCGACCTCCACGGCCAGCCACTCGGTCGCGGCTTCTTCCAGCGCGAGGATCGCCTCGTTCGCAGTGACCTCCTTCTGGCTCTGGTTCGTCTCGATGAGCGTGATGCCCAGGTTCGTCGTGGTGGTCATACGATGGCTTCCCCTGCGTGGCCCCGGCCGACGCGGCTGCTGATCTGGTAGATGGCGACCTCCACCGAGGACTGTGGCGACCCGAAGTCGGTGGTCTGCTGCGCCGCCGTGTAGACGACCGATGGCGTGCTCGAGGTCAGCGTGCGCACCACGCTCGCCCCGTCGATGATGTCGATCTCGTATGCCTCGCTCGGCTCATCGAGTGGCACGTCGATGCCGTTCTGCCACGCGGCATTGATCCGCGCGCGCCGAATCCATGTGATCGTCAGATCGCCGGCGTCTCGTGCGCCAGCGATGTGGACTGGCGAGAGCGGCTTGAGGCTGTTCCCGTTCATCGTGACCGCCTGTGCGACGCCATCACCGATCGCTTGGCCTGCCGTCACAGCCAGGTAATCGCGCTCGAGCCCGATCTCCGCGATCGGATACGCAAGCGTCTGGAGCGTCGTCGCCGAAAGCAGCACGACGACATCGCCAGCAGCGTGACCTGCAATGGCGCGCTCCGTGCCGAGTCGCCCGCGCAACAGACGCGTCACGCGCCAGGCGTTGGTCGATGTCAGTTCAGCGTCGGCGAACTGCACGATTTCCCAATCGGTGCCGGAACGCACCGCCAGCGCGTTCATGCCAGCCAGCACGCCGAGGTCAGTCGCGCTGGACAGCGTGCCACTCGAAAGCAGCACGGTCAGGTGCGAGTCATCGTCCCACGTATTGCCGCCGGTCCAGTCCTCCAGAGCGTTGACAGCGACGCCCATCGTCGCCGAGTCGGTCACGCTGTACAGACCGTCGTAGGATGCGCCGCCGTCGACGCTCTTGTATGCCGAGGCGCCAGACCACGCGTCGGCGCGCACCGCGCGCCCCATCGCCGCGTAGATCAACAACGAATCGTCCGCGTCGCGCAGAGGCGTCGTGTCGATGAGCGCCAGCACGGTGTCGGAAAGGTCGCCTGGTGCCTCCTGCGTCGGCGGCTGGCCGATGGCGCCGCCTTCCAGTTCCTGCGAGTAGATTTCCGATGCGTCCTCTACGACCGCCTCGACCTCCAGCAGCGGCCTCGCGCGCACAACCCGCTCGATCCGCACCCGAACCTGCTCGCCGTCCGACAGCGGCACAACGATCGGGTCGGCCGGGTCTAGCGCTGCGTAGGCGTGCGAAAGGCTGAGCTTGACCGCCGACTTGCTCGCGTGCGCCTGTAGCAGGTTCGTCCACGCGACATTCAGCGCTTTTTCGGCCGTCATGACGACGGGGACGTCGAGCCGCAACGGAGCTTTGCTGGAGCCTGTCGCTCGGCTCGCAGACTGGACGTTGTTGTCGTAGTCCATGTCCGCGTCGATGTAGACGACCTCCAGCGTGCGCGGCACCTCGATTTCCTGCACGTGCTCGAGTTCGTAGGCCGCCGTTTGTTCGGTCTGGGTCAGCGCGAAAACGTGCGCGCCGAGTTCGCCGGAGTCGATCGTCGCCACCGACGCACCGCCGCGCTTCTTGAGCACAAGCTGCGAGCCGCTCTCAGCCATGTCAAAGAAGTACGCCGGCCGCAGAGGATCTATCGCCGCCCGAGCCGTGCTCTGCGTGGCGATCTTGTAGCCGTCCACGAGGTCTGTGCCCTCGGTCGCGTCCAGGTTCTCGACAGGCAGTCCTGCGCGTTCGCAGATGTCCTCGACGATCTCGCGCAGGGTGATTGGTTCTCCCACCGACACCCCGCGTGACGCGCCAGGCATGTCGACGATCGCAACCTGATCGTCTCCCAGCAGACAGGCGAACCGGCCATCTCCGATGTCGCGCGGAGCCCTGATGCGTTTCTCGTTGTCGTAAGTGCATGTAATCAGCACTTCCATCGTGTCTGGGTCGATCAGTGCCATTTGTGTCACTGATCCGATGACGTTTCCGCACACCAGAGCATCGTCGAGGTTGTTCCACACGAAGAACGGATAGCCTCCGAGTGAGATCATGTCCTCCGGGTATGCAGTCAGATCGCGCGACAACGCCGTCGAACTACCGCCGCTCGACGCGAGATTCATAACGGCAATTCCTGCATCTTCGGTGCAGATGTACGCCTTCTTCCTGCTGGGCGCATAGACGATCGTCGTCCAGCGCTCGGCGTCAGCAGCATCTGTCCCGGTGATCTCGACCACGCCTGTAGTCGTGTCCCGATACCCGGTCCATTCATCCCAGCGCCATGCCAGATTGATGTCGTGCAAAGCGCTGCCGTCGCCGATCGGTATGTAGCAGGTGTCGGCCGTCCTGATGGACCCCTCGCCGGATGCACCGCTGAACTCGTAATTGGAGTACGAAGTTTCGTCGCCGACGAAATTGCGCAGCGAAAACAGGCTTACATTAAGAATCGAAGTCCCATGTGACCACCATCGAGCCTCGCCGAGGTTCGTGGCGAAGATCGCGTACATACCAGACTTGTAGGCACCATTGCTATTCGGCCCGACAAATGTGTTCTGGAAGTAGGTCGCGCCACCGATCACGGTGCCGCCATCCTTGATCAAGTATTCGATCGGGATCGTTGTCGAAACCCCAAGCGGCGGGCCGTTCCACCCGCCAGCGATCCTCACAAGCTGATTCGACGGATCGAACCCGAGGCCGCCGATCGTGATGTCCGACGACGACCAGTCCGGCAGCTCAATCATCTGGTTCAGCACTGGCTCTGCGCCGGACACCGAGTACCGCTCGACGACTTTGACGTTATCGCCGGAGTTGTCTGCCGTGACGATGTACAACCACTTGTTCGCCGCGTCGTATGCCACGGCGTCGTTCGCCTGGCTCCATACACCAGCGTTACCAGTAAACAGGCTATCGCGCTGCACATTCACCGCGTGGATCGGCTCCAGCGGACAGTACGCTGCCGCCTCGACGATTCCGGTCGACACCTCCACCTCGATGACCGGCGGCCTGTTTCCCGCGAACTCCAACTGCATCCCTTCGAGCATCACGACCACCTGGCCGCGATAGGCCACTGCATTCTCGGTGCCTACGTCCGCCTCATACAGCGAGTCCGGCTCCTGATCCTCGCCGCCGAGATAAATGCGGACGTTCGCCGCGCTGATCACCTCTTCGTCGGCGTGACCCTCTTCGTCTCCGTTGTTCCACCAGATCAGCCGGCCATTGGCCCAGATGCGCAGCACCGCAGCCTGCGGGCCCTCGCAAACCGACACCATCAGATCGCACGAGTACGAATAGACCCGCGCGCCGGAGGAAATCGAACTGCCGCCGACGCGGCTCGACGATTCATGCAGGCCGGACCACCAGACCACTTGTGCTCGGTGGCGCATCGACCCGTAGCTGATCGGGATCGGCTGGCCGTAGACGCTATTCGTGAACTTGCCGTCGGTGATGCGCGGGCCGTCCTCTGGCCTCGGGCCGAACATCTGCGCGCCAAGCGCCGATCCGGCCATCCATCCCCATGCCGCACCAGACAGCCCCAGGAACGTCCCGGTAAAGAACGACCCGGCGTAAGCCCCCAGCGCGGCGACCGCGATCTGCGGCATCAGGCCACCCCGGGCACCGTGTACGCCGCGGCGATGCGCCACGAACCCATGCGCACTTCACAGACTCGGCGTCCGCCCCACGAATGGAGCACCCCGTGATCAGTGCGGATGCCGGCGTGCAGAAGCCGCTTGGTCAGGTGCATCAGGATCACGTCGCCGATCTGCGGCGCATCCGCGCGCACGAGCAACCTGTCGCACTGCTCGCGCATCCAGTCCGGGTCCGGCGCAATACCGTAGCCGCGCACATCGTCACCTTTCAGCAGTCCCACCGACCAGCACGTGACAAACAGCAGGCCGACGCAGTCCACGCCGAGCCGGTTGCGGCCCTGGTGCACCCACGGCACGCCAATCCAGCGGCGAGCGGCGCAGATGAACCGATCCCTGGTGATCATCGCTTGATCTGCGGCGAGCCAGACAGCACTGACGGCGGGCCAGCCGGCTTTTCGAGCCTCGCCAGTCGTCGCTCATGGTCGTCCAGTCGGCCGATCATCGAGAGAAAGAGACGCGCGAGTCGTAGCATCACGAGATCCCCTGCGTCGCGGCCCACGATAGGAAGCCGTTGATGTCTGAGTCATTCGTCATCGTGTGCGCGACGTGCCACGACTTGTCAGGGTAGAGCGCTGGTTTTCTTGCCCGACCGATCCAGAAATCGTCGTTCGAGTACCCGTCACCCCACTGCACCGACATCGATCGCCAGTAGTCGCCGCCAGCAAGCAACGCAACGCGCGCAGACGCTCGGTCGTCAGTCCCGGACGGATTGTCTTTCGTGAGCGACGCCTTGATGAGCACGACACGGTGCTGCGCTCCGCTGGTAGGCACCGCTGTCCTGAACGTCGGGTACCAGTGATACGCGCCGCCTGCACTCGGGAACTTCACCTCGACGTATCCGTTCGAAGTCCGTCGATCAGCACTGGTGTTCTGGTTCGTCTCGTAGTTGAGGTACATCGCACCAGAATGCTGCTCCGTTGTCGTGACTGGCGAATGTACGGCCTGCCACGTGCCACTACGACGCTCGTAGGTGTGCATCTCGTGGATGGCGAGCCGCCAGTTCGCATTTCCAGGAGCGACGCCGCGCTCGGTTCCGGCGTGCCCCCAAAGGATCCACGCTGGCGAGCCCCAACCGGACGCCTGCGGCGGATTCGGGCCGACGCCAGCACGGCCCTTCGTGCCCCAGTCCCACGACGGATTGACTCCGTTCATCAGCATCTCGTGCGTGAGGCTGGTGTTCACGTCGCCCTTCATCAGGTCGAGCGTTAGCGAGCTGCCTGGCGACACAGAGTCAATCGCCGGGGCTTGCATGAACATTCCCGACAGCGCGATGCCACGCTCCGGGTCGAGGTCATCGGACAGCGTCCAATCGGCCCCAGAGCGCCCGAGCGAACCACTCAGATAAACGGTCGAATCAGAACCCTTCTCGACCCGTAGCGTCCACGTCCCGGTGTCGATGTCGGCGGCGTCAAGCGTGTTCAGTGTCGCGTAGGAACTCGGCAGTTGCAGACCGGAGGCGGACGCGGTGAGGGAGCCGGACATGGTGAGATCGAGCACGACGACACTGTCCCTGCGAGCCACGAGGCGGTAACTCGCGCCGATGCCGGACGATAGCGCCACGCAGAATGCGGCGTTCTTCGAACCGTCCGCAGCAGCGGATGCCGCCGCGTTTGCGGCAGAAAGCAGGGAAGCGGAAACGGTGATAGTCATGCTGCACTCACGAGGTCGAGATCGTTGGCGAGCCGGTGATGGTCGGCACGTCCGGCTCCGGTGCCGGGTCCGGCGTCACGTCTGAACTGCTACCGCCCGAGCGCGGCGTATCTGGCCCTGGTCCGCGTATCAGGTCGTCGCTGACAGGCACGTGCGGTTCGCCGCGGAAGTTCAGCACGTTGTCGAATTTGTCTCTGCAGGTCGCGAGTCTCTTGTCGCACCCTGCGTAGAGCGTGAACGTGTCTCCGATCGACACGTCGAACGGCATAGGCATGAATAGCGAAATCTCCGCGCCATCCATTGCCTGCGCGTCCATCGACGCCCCGGCGTCGGCATTCTCGCCACTGGTCCAGACGATTTTGCCGAACGTGAAATAGCCGGCTTCTGGCTCTTCAATGCCAGTCTGCTCGAACACGCGTCGCGATGTAACTGACGTAACCGTGCCGTGCCACGCAGACAATTGAGCGTTGCACCGTGAGTCACCAAGCGTCGCCCTGCACGTCGGCTGGTACACCTCGCCGATCGTCTGCTGCAGCACTTCCGCAGGACCGCGCAGCTCGGCGACGAACTTGCCGCCCATCTCGCGCACCCGGCCGAGCCAGCCGAACTGCAGGATGTCGACGCCCTCTTCCGGCGCGTCCCACAGCACCTCTCCGACCCAGAACGACGCGCCGTGATAGACACCGCCGAGCAGATCGCGCGCCGAGATGTACTCCGTGTCGAACGCGCCGACAACGTCCATGTCTGACACGCTCATGTCCGCCGCGCCTTTGATGCTGGACGGATCGAAGCTCGCGGTCGCGTAGAACGTGTCGCCGTCGACCTCCAGGTCGCGGTCGTGCTCGGTGAATCGGTAGACGGTGCCGTCGACCCTCGTCAGTTCCCACACCCGGCACAGGCGCGAGGACGATGCCTGGCGGGCGGCGGTGATGGCGGCGGGGACGGCCCTCATTCGTCGAGAGCCTCGATCAACTTCAACCCCGGGCACACCCAGATGTAACCTCGCGCCGCGTTCTTCTCGGCGATCTTCCAGTCGAGGCTCGACTGGTTGAAGCGCACCCGGACATCGAAGGTGCAGGATGCCTCGACCACTGCGGATTCTGCCGGCGCAACGGTGAACGTCACGATCCCGGTCGTGCGTCCGACAGTCCAGCCGGACATCTGCTCGACACCGTTCACCCAGACGCGCACGGATTCGGTGACTGGCGTGTAGATCTCGCGCGCGAACGACGACGCGCCGACCGAGTGCGTCTTGATGAGCTGGAACGCCTTGGTCGCGCCGTCTCCGGTGGCGATCGTCTGACGCGCCATCGTGTAGTCGGCCGGGTCTCGCAGCGCAAACGAGTGCTCCTGGCCGCGCATCACGAGGAACCAGTCATCGAACTCGGCGCGCGCGCTGCCAACCTTCGCCGCCATCGACAGATCCCATTCGTAGCGGGGGAACGCGAACGGGGAGTTGCGCGCCTCGCGCTGGTTCCGCGTGGCGACGATCTCGTTGACCCACAGGATCGAGCGCACGGCATCGAGCGCCCACTTCTCGGGGAAGCGTTCGTCGATGAAGCTCACGCGAATCTCCTGCTGCGCCCGAGCGCCATGCCGAGCCGGGTCGTCACCTGGCCCTCGGAGCGGCGGAACGATTCAACGTCCTGGGCGATAACCGTCATCTGGACGGTGACCGGCTGTCCCGAAGCGGCGAACTGCGGATTCGGTCGCACGCGGCCGGCGGCACCCGCCATCAGATAGTCCCTGCCGTTGACGCTCAGCATCTCCGTGCGTCGCTCGTTGACCCGGTAGAAGCCGCCCGCCTCCACCTGGCCGCCGCCAGCCAGCGCCGGGACGAACGTTCCGCCGGGCCCCGGCACGACCGCGCTCGCTGCAGCGGTACCCGCCGAGCCGTAACCGATGCCGCCGCCACCGAAGAGGCCGGCGAGGAACCCGCCGAAGCCGCTGCCGGTACCTGCGCTGCCCACCTGACCCAGCCCGAGCGCCTCCGCGAGCTTCGCGGTAAGCGCTTTCGCAACCATCCGGTTGATCGTCGAGATCCACTCGCGCTCCATCGCATCGGCGAAGCCGCGAAACGACTTGAAGTTGCCGTCCATCGCGCCAGCGAAGTTGTCTTCGAACGTGTTCAGCATCGAGCCCATCGCTTCGGAGCTCTGCTGATAGGCGTTCTCGGCCTCGCGGATGTAGTTGCGTGCCGCCTCCTGGGCGCCGAGGAGCCCGTCGGCCTCGCGCCGCTCTCGGTAGACCCAGAACGCGTCGTAGCTCTCGCGCGCCTTCGCGTGGAACTCGTTGATGATCCGCAGGCGCTCGTCGTACTGCGCCTGGGATTCCGAGGTCCACTTGCCCTCCAGCTCGAGCAGCGCGCGGTTGTTGGCGAGCTCGTCGCGCTGCGCCTGGTAGCGGTCGTCGATCTGCTGTCCGCCCGCCTGCCGGTCACGGAACCTCTGCCCCATGCCCATGCCCTCGAGCTCGCGCTGCTGCTGCTTCGTGAGCGTGTCCAGGTACTCCTGCGCGGCCTGACGCGCTTCCTGGAACGAGCGGACGATCGCGGTGTTCGCCGCGGTCTGCTGGATGTCGAGCACTTCTTTCGCGGCTGCCGACTTCGTCCGGACGCGATCGATCTCGGCCTCGTTGTCGGCGATCTGCTGCAGGATCTTGATGCGATCCGCCCCGGACGCCTTCTCGTCCGCCAGGCGCGCGTTCTCGGCCTGCAGCGCCCGCACTTCGGCGTCGGCGTTCAGTTGAATGAAGGCGCGCTTCGCGTCGTAGTATTCGGCCTCGCCGGCCAGACCCGCCGCGCGATTCGCCTCGAGGATCGACTCTGAAGAGCCGTAGGCGCTCGTGAGGCCGGTGAGGAAGCGCTTCACCGCGGCGAGCTCGGCGTCCAGCGCTGCCTTGCGGACAGCAGGATCATTGCCTGTCGGATCGAACGCAAGTCGTCGACGACCGTTGCCCGCGCCAGCGGCGCCTGGTGATTCGTCACGCGGAATCGGCGCGAAAAGCGCCTGGATATTCGCCCCGTTGGCAGCCGCCGCGTCCTGCAGCGCGGCAAGCGCATCCGCGTTCTCCTTCCGCGCTTGCGCCGAAAACGCCCTCAGAGGAGACGCATTGCGCGCGATAGTGCCGCCGAAGATGGCGAGCTTGTCCAGCGTCTTGAGCGTGGAGTCGACGACCTTCGCCACCTGGAGGAAGCGAATCGCAACGTCGGCGACGAGGTCTGCCCATTCCTTGACCGACGAATCGTGCGCAAGATCGTTCATCGTCTTGCGCAAGCCATCTATGCCGCCATCAAGGCCAAGGATGTACTTGAGCACACGGTCGGCGGCCGGAATCATGTCGGCGACGAACATCTTCGCCGCCGAGGACGCCTCCGATTTCATCAGGTCAAGCTTCTTCGCGAAGCGGTCTGCGGTCTCGATCTGTTCCTTCGTGAGCCGCACGTTGCGGCCGCCGGTCTCCGCGAGGTCGTTGAGGAACGGGATCAGCTCAGCTCCGGAACGGCCGAAGAGGGCGACTGCCACCGCTGTCTTCCCGGCGCCGTCCTCGAAGTCAGCAAGCGCGCCAGCGACCCGTTCAAGTTGCGCCACTGGGTCGAGTTGCTTGAATTCCTTGACGGGGATGTTGATCGCGGCCAGCGCCGCACCGACGCCCTTGCTCTCGTCGTCCGACTTCGATAGCGCCGCAGTGAGCTTGACCGACGCGGCGGCGACCTGGTCGAGACCCTTGCCGCTGAGGTCTGCGGCGAGCTGCAGGCCGGCCATCGCCTCCGCCGTATCGCCGACCTGGTCGGCGAGATCCTGGTAGACCGCTATCGCGCTGGACGCCCTGTGGAGCACCGCCAGCGTGGCGCCAATGCCGACACCGACGGCGGCGAAGGCGCCCACCATGCGCGTCGTCGTCGCGGTGACGTTGCGCACGAACGCGCGCGCCTGGTATTCGCTCTTCGTCAGGCCATCGACGAACTCCGCCGCGTCGAGCCCCAGCGAGACGACCAGGCTACCCAGAGACGAAGGCATGCCTCAGTCCTTGTTGCGCGGCGAAAAGTCGAGCGCTTCCTTCGCCGCCTCGAGGTCGTCTTCCGACGACTCGGCGTCCGGATCGAACAGGAAATCCGCCAATGTCGCCTCCTGGTTGTTGCCCATCGTCCGCGCGATCAGCAGCGCGATCTGAGCGAGGTAGAACTCCATGCGACGCGTCGGAAGCATCCGGCGCTCGGCGTACTTCTGCCAGCTCCGGAACTCGCGCTCCGTCATCACGCGGGCGAGGGTGGTCACTGGCACCCCGAGCTCGAGCGCCAGGTCGTGCAGGAACTCCCGGCGCGGCGTCAGTTTCCCGGGTCGGCGCCCTTGTCCGAGACGGCGAGGATCCGGCGCAGCAGCGGCCACGGCTGGCGGGCGAGGAGCTTGACGTGCTCCTCGTTGGCCGGATCGAGGAGCGCCGTGCCCTCGGCGTCGCACAGCACGCGCGCGACGCCGCGCGCGATCTTGTGCTTGTCGCGCGCGCCCTCGGTGTCCTCGGTCTGCGCCTCGATCTCCTCGACGGTGACCGAGCGCACGAAGACCTCGCCCCAGCCAGGCACCGTCACCGGCCGCGGCGCCTGCGCGGCCGTGGCCTGCATCGCCGCGATCAGCTCGTCGCGGTTCATGCGAAGTCCACCCGCGACCCGGTATTGCGTATCGTGAGCGACCCGGCCCACAGGCCGCCGACGCCGGCGTTCTCGCTCGTCTGCTGGATGTAGCCGAGCTGGATCATCGTGCCCCCGCTCTTCGGCAGCGTCACCTTGACCGCGACCTTCTCGCCGCTGTCGTAGTACCCCTGCACGGCCAACTGGACGGCGGTCTGCGGCGCGAAGTTGTAGTCGATCTGCGTCGTGCCGTAGTCGGGCAGGCCGATCTCGAACTCCTGCGCGGTCGAGCACGCCGAGGTCGCCGGGATCTCCGGAGAGGTGCCGCCCTGGCGGTTGTAGTTGGTCAGCTCGCAGAAGTTGCTGAAGGTGACCTTCTGGATCTCGCCGCCGGACGAGTAGGTGCCATACCCGGCGCCCTGCACGTCCGTGAGCTCGAACGTGTCGTTGGTCTTGTTCGAGACCACGAACAGTTCGTCGTTGAGCTCGGTCATGCCGACCACGTCGACGATCCGCACCACGTCGCCGTCCGACAGACCATGCCCGGAGCTGGTGACGACCGGCGGATCCGCCTTCGTGATCGCGGTGATCTCCGGGTTCGGCGAATCCTCGTCGACTCCGGTCATGATCTGGAACGTGCTGCCGTGGAACTTGAACCGCTTTCCGCCTGCCATGTTGGCCTCCTGAAAAACAAAAGGCCGCGCGAGGCGGCCGTGCTGAGAACCCCGCCAAACGCGGGTATCGGGTTACGGTGACTCCGATTCTTCCTCGGCGTCGCTCAGATACACCATGTAGTCGAGCGCGCAGCGATTGGTCCGCGTCTGCTCGTCGAAGTCGTTGGCCTCCCCATCCCAGATGTAGTGCACCCCGAGCGTCGCGATCGCGGCCATCACCTGGGCGCGCAACGTCTGCATGGCCGTCTCGCCGGCAGAAGCCGCGGCGACGACGTCGACCTGCAGGCGGAAGTCCGCGCCATCGTCGCCGCCGTCGCCGTCGGCATCCGGGTAGGTCGTGGCGCTCACGATGGCGATGCGGATCGCAGGCCATGTCGGGGCCGCCGCCTGTTGCGCGAACGCCCTCGTGTAGACCCGATTGCCGACGAGCGGTCGCAGCACAGCGACCAGCTCGGTCAGCACCTCGCTCTGGCTCATTTCGACTTCTTCGCCTTCTTCGCTGCGGCCATGATCCTGCGCTCTCCGGTCTTTTTCATCGTCTCGACAGCCTTCATCCGGTTCGAATCGAACGCCGGCCGCAGGAACGGGTGCGGCGCGTGGTGCACGGTGCCGAACTCCTGCAACCGGCCGTATCGGGCCGCATAGCCGTCCTTCTTCTTGCCGCGCACCGTCACGATGTGCTCGCTGGTCAGGCGGGTCTGCGACTTCGCGACCTTCTTGCGAACGATGTTGCGTTTCAGGTTGCCGGGCTGCACAAGCACGCCGTCGACCGTGTGCGGCTCTTCGTGCTCCGGTGCCAGCGCGATCGCGTCCTTTCGCACCACGCCGGCCGCCGCGCTGGTCATCGCGACGGCGATCTTCTGCGCGGTCTCGCGACCCAGCGCGCGCATCGCCTCGCCGAGCTCGCGCAATCCGCGCACCTGGACCGTCACAGACCGCGCCATCTCGACCTCATGCGGCCAGCGCCGGAATCCACGGCGCCTGCACGTGCCACGGTCGAGGCTTGCCGTGAAAGCACACGACCTTCGTTCCGGCCGGCACACCGCTGCGGCAATGCACCTTGTAGCTGCGCACTTCACTCCCCCAGCGCGGCGATCTGCCAATGTGCGGCTGCAGGAATCCCTGATCGCCCCACCACAGGCGCGTCCGGCACCGCCGCATGTGGCCGTCCGGATCGCGCATCCACGCAGGCCAGACGCGTGCGCGGTCGGCTTCCTCGAGGAACATGACCCCGGAGCCCATCAGCGTCGGCCTGTAGAAATCGGACAGGACCGTCGTGTGAGCAGGCATCTCTGGCACCTCGAGCACCACGGTATCCAGGTCAATCAGCAGCACGTCGCCAGGGATGAGCGACGGATCGAATGCACCCATCTTCGACCACCAGCCCGGCCACCGATGAACCATCGGAACCGTCTCGACTCCCGGCACCGCAACGTCGGATAGGCAGATGAGGCCCGGCACCTGTCGCGCCAGCCACTGCACGTGCTCGGGGCCGAAGTCGCCACCGGAGCGCAGCACGCACAGCCGCGTCGTCATGCCGCCACCTGCCCCCACCAGCGCCGCGCCCACTGCGGACCGTTCCATGGAAGGTGGGTGCCGTTGAACGCGACGATCCGCGCATCCGGCGGCGGCGGCTGGCGCTCATTCAGGCTGAAGCGATAGCTCAGGATCGACCCGTCAGGGAATGCCCGCGCATCGCCGGCCCGCTCCGCGATCCACGCCTGGTCGCCCCAGCGCTCGCACGTGACGTATTCCGCCATCACCCGCTCGGCCACAGGCCCGAACTCGTCGGCGATGTGCGAGTAGTCGCCATCCCACGCCATGACCGCGCTGGTCAGCAGCTGCGGATAGACCCAGTTGCGGCACATCAGGAACTCGCCGGTCAGCAGCGGTTCCGGGTCGCCGACAAGCACCGTGTCGAGGTCGAGGTAGAGCGTGCGGCCCTTGAAATGCCTGAACAGTTCGACCTTCGCCCACCATCCAGGCCAGCCGGTTTCGAGCGGCACGCGCTCGCAATCGACCTCCATGTCCGACAGGCAAACGAACCGCTCACCGGGTAGCCAGTGCGAGACCTGAGCCTTCAGGCCGCCCACATGCTCCGGCCGGTAGGCCCCGCCGGAGCGCAGCACGCAGGCAACCATCAGGCCCACTTGTGGCCCCACTTGCGGTTCAACCTCTCCAGGTTCGACGGATGCGAGCCGACGTAGACGTGCGGCGTCCTGTAGTGCCAGACCATGCCCGGCGCGAGCTTGAACCTCGCGCCGATCGCGTCCAGGCTCCAAAGCCAATCGTTGTCCTCGAGCGACCGGCCGAACCGATATTCCTCATCGAAGCCGCCGACGCGATCGAACAACTCCCGCCGCAGCATCGCGCAGAAGTGAAAGTGCGCGCCCTCGGGAACAGGCATCCGGCCATTCTCGAATGCGTAGTTGACCTCCGGCCCCGCAATCCACATGCCGGTGGTGTCCCGGCAAGCGACCGTCACGTAGTCGTCCGGGTGCTCCAGCATCGCCAACATGCCGGTCAGGACATCCTCACGGTGCTCGATCTCCGGGTTCGTCAGCACGATCACGTCGCCGGAGCTGGCGCGCACCGCAGCATTCATCGGCACGCACGGGTTCAGTCCGAACTTCTTGCGCGGCAGGGTCGTGATCTTGCAGCCCGGCGCCCTGACTGGCACCGGAGAGCCGTCGTCGGCGATCGAGATTTCGGTGTCCAGATGGCCGTACAGGCGCTTGTAGGCGGCCAACGAACGGTCCAATTCCCTCTGGCGCTGCCAGTAGGGCATGCAGATCGAAATCACACGAACTCGCTGTGCAGGGACTTGCGCTGCGTCGCAGCGATCACCTGGTTCTGCCCGCGGAACTGGCAGAACCGGCACGACGTCGCGTCGAACGGCTCCACCGGCCCGCCGAACAGGTCGCGGAATCGCCGATCGTGCAGGTCCGCCACCTTGCCGGCGCGCGTGTACGCGGTGTTGCAGCATCTGTAGACGCCCAGGTCGCCGCCGATGTAGGTCGACAGGTGCTGGTAGCCGCAGAGCGGCTCCGTCGGCGAGCCGGCGTCGAGATCCTCGATCCGACGGTCGAACAGGTCGACGATCAGGTCGCCGAAGCGGCCCTTCGCGTCCGCGATCACCGCGCGAATCTCTGACAGGCCGCGCCCATAGAACCCGGCGCCCTCCGCCGAGAACACGGCCCCGACCCGAATGTTCGCGACGCCAGAGGCCCGCGCGAGCTCGGCGGCGGCCGGCAGTTCGCGGAAGTTGGCCGGCGTCATCACGAACCCGACGCTCACCGTCCCTGAGCAGTTCGACGCCAGCGCGGCGACGTGCTCCCAGACCTTGCTCCAGTGCTTCGCGCTCACCCCGCGCGTGCTCGCGTAGGTCTGCGGCGTGCCGGAATCGACCGAGACTCGAACCCAGCTCATCGCGCGAACCGCCGGGTGCTCGGGGTCCAGGTTGACGCCGTTCGTCACCAGAGCGGTCGAGATGCCGTGGCGCTGCGCGCGCGCGAACAGCTCGAGGTGGTCCGGGTGCATCGTCGGCTCGCCGCCGCCGGTGAACTGCAACCCCTGCACCCCAAGCTCTGCGCAGTCGTCGATGATCTCGCGCGCCTTGTCCGCCGGAATCATCCGATTCGGGTTCTTCCGCTTTCCTTCCGGGAACAACTCGTTCGACAGCCCCGCGCTCATCCGGTACGCGCAGAAACCGCAATCCTGATTGCACAGGTCCGACAGCACCAGCTGAACGTGAACCGGCGCAGGGTTCACGCCAGTTCGCAGCGTGTGCAGTCTGTGAAGCCAATAGACAGGCTTGGACTGCGAGTAGATGTCCGTCATCATCCGGCGTTCACTCCGCGCGAGACCACGATGGTGATGTGCCGACGCCCCGAGCCCTGGTCCGGCAGCCCGCCGCCGATGTTGTAGACATCGCTCCCGTGCCGGATTCGCATGGTGGGGTCGAGCCCTTCACGCCAGCGAATCGTGATCCGCGCAACGGCCTCGCCGTGCACCTGGTTTGCCGCCAGGAACTCGCGAGCCGACAGCGGCGCGATCTCGGCCGGGACTTTGCTCGCCCAGGGCGACCACGTGAACGACTCGCCGCCCTGCGCATCCTGCGTCGCCACTCGCTGATCGATGTCGATCCGGTGGCGGAGCCGTTGCGTCAGCATCAGACCCCCAGGCGGGTTCGGTACGGCATGAGGAGCCCCTCTGCGACGTTGCGCAGCTTCGTCATCTCGTCGGCGCTGGCGGCCTCGTAGCGCGCCTGCACCAGCAGATAGAGCGCGATGCGCACGTCGTCCGCAATCGGGTCTTCGGACGACGGCACGTCCTCGGACAGCTCCTCGCTATTGCTGTCGTACTCCGGCGGGTAATCCAGCGGCAGCGTCGGCAACTGCGTCCGATTCAGGAAGCGCTTGGCCTCCTCCTCAGCGCCGGCAATGAGGCGCTCGATCAGGGAATCGTCCGCGTTATGGTCGACCCGCAGGTGCTCCTTGAGCTCCTGAACCGTCACGCTGCCCATCGCCCAGCCTCCAATGCCGCGTCGATCGTCCGCTTCTCGAAGCACGCGAGGGCTGTCTGTCGCGTCGCGTTGACCACCGCGACGCCCTCAGCCGCGAGATCCTGCGCAAGCCGCGCGAACCGCGGCACCCAGTTCCGCACGGGCGGCTTGACGCCAGGCTTCCACGGGTGATCCGGGTGCCAGTGGCCCTTGCCGCCGGTGTGCTGCATGTCGTACCCCAGGAGGACGATTCTCGACGCGCCCCAGAGGTACGCGAGGTTGATCGCCTGGTAGCCGCTGTTGCCGCCGTAGTGCACGGCATCGCGACCCAATCCATCCGCGCGCCGACTTCTGACGAGCTGCAGGCCGTAGCGATTCGCGGCGGGCTTCGACTGTGTCCACAGTGCTGCGCGGGTCAGTCGGCGCACATCATCGATGTTCTGCTCCCACCACTTCGCATCGCAGGCATAGATCGCGTCGGCCCACGGCGCCAACCGGTACGTCGTGTTGACGACGATCACCCTGCCGCCGCCTCGCTCGCGCCACTGCCGCACGTGCTCACAATCCTCGGCGGTCAGGCTCGGCCCGCTGGCGATCACGACGAACGTCGACGCAGTCAACGGCACGACGGGTTCGTGCAACCGCACCAGCCCGCGATCGAGCAACTGGCGAGCGTGCCCGGCTGACACTTCGAACATCTGGCCGCGCGTGCGCGGGCCGTAGTGTTCGAAGGACTGTTGCGCGATTACCGATGGCATGGCAGCCCCCGGGCGAGCCTGCGCCCGCCCGGGAATCCCTCTTTAGCCCGAGGTGTCCAGGTCATCGAAGTCGCCCTTCACGAAGGCCGCCGGCCGGAAGACCGTGAGACCCACGCGCTCCTCGCAGCGGATCGTGACCATGTTCTTGATGAAGTTGTCACGGTCCTCGAGCGACACCTGCACGTTCACATCCTCGCGATCCCAGCCCTGCACGGCCATCCCGCCGCCGAACGCGCCGACCAGGAACTCGCTCGCCGTCATGGCCTGCGTCGGCACGACGGTGCGGCCCCACAGGACGGGCATGGTGACCGCCCGCGGCGAGGCGAACAGGTAGGCGTTCTCGGTCGCGGTCTTCAGCAGCTCGATCGCGGCCCAGTCGATCGGGCTGAGAACGATCGCGTCGGCCGAATACTCCGAGAGCTCGACCTGCAGCAGCGCCAGGCGCAGACGGTCGATCCGCGTCTCGTTCACCGCGATCACGCCGGGGTTCGAGTAGGCCGTCGCCTGCGTGTAGATGCCGTCGATGTTCAGACCGACGCCGGAGCCCTTGAGCAGCTGCGCCTCCTCGACGAGCTTCAGCCCGTGCCGCAGGCGGCCGTCGATGTAGCTCTGCAGCATCGGCACGTCGGCGAGCACCTGGCGCGAGGCGTGGATCCAGTGCGCGATGGTCGCCACCGTCGCCGAGTCGGCCTCGAACGTGATGTTCGATTCCGGCTTGCCGTCCGCGGGGTTCTCGCTCACGACATCGGCGGCGTTCGTGAAGACGAGCTCGCGCGCGAACTCGACCGAGTTGCTGGTCGTGCGGCCCCACGAGATCAGGTCGCGCACCGTCAGGCGCCGCAGGCCCGGGCCAACGATGCCGGGAACGCGATCGGGGACGATCAGATCGCCGCCCGACGAGGCGCCCTCGGTGATCGCCGCGCGCACGCCCATGCGGAAGCTGCCGCGCGGGTTCTGGCGGAACGCCTCGAACTCCTCGGAGCCGACGACCTGCGCGCCCACGCTCTGCGACTGCGCGGGCATCCCGCCGCCCTGGTTGAAGCTGGCGACCATCTGCTCGGCGGCGGCCAGGCGCGCCTGCAGTTCGCCCTGCTGGGTGAGGAGCTTGTCGACGCTGGCGCGCGTCTCTTCGGACAGGCGCGCGTGGGCCTTGAGTTCCTTCTCGGCGGCGTCGGCCTGCGCCTTGATCTGGTCGGAAATCTTGTCCAGCGCGGCCTTGATTTGCTCGGGGGTCATGAGTTCACTCCTGATGGGTTGCGATAAGCGGGTGCCGCAGGACTGCGGCGTAGCACTGCTGGATTGCAGCGGGGTCGCCCTCGCCGCGCCCGGTGGGATCGCCCGCACCGCCGCCGACCGGGTCGCCCAGGTCGGACTTGAACTCGCTGATGAGACGCATCGCCTCGACCTTCGACATGCCGGAGGCGCGCAGCGCGCACTCGAGGCGACGAACCGCGGCCGCGCGGGCCTGCCCGGCGCGTTGCTCGACCTGGTCGGACGGCAGCAGTTCGTCCGCGAAGCCCTGCTCGATCGCCGCGCTGCCGCCGATCCACGACTCGGCGTCCATGAGCTTCTGGATCGCCTTGGTCTCGTTACCAGTTCGCGCGGCATAGACGTCGGCCATCGCGGCGTCGAACGGCTCGAGCCAGTCCGCGATGTCGCGCAGATCGATGCGGTTGCCCAGCGCGACGACCCATGCGTTGTGGATCATCAGGAAGCCGGCGCGCGAGATCTGCACGGTGTCGCCGGCCATCGCGATGATCGATGCCGCAGAGGCCGCGAGGCCGAGGATCTTGACGGTGACCTCGCCCTTGTGCTCACGCAGCAGGTTGTAGATCGTCACGCCCTCGAACATGTCGCCGCCCGGGCTGTTGACGTTGACCGTGACCGGGCCGGCGCCCATCGAGCGCAGTGCCGCAGCGATCCGCTTCGCGGTCACGCCTTCCCCGGTCCAGAAGTCGGTGCCGATCACGTCGTAGACGCTGATCGAGCGGTCCGCCTCGTCGTCGGCCGCCGCACGGATACCGGGCGTCCACCGATCGAGCGCGCGCGGCGAGATCTGGCTGGTGACGCCAGCGCTCGGGCGGGCCTCCGGGGCGCCTGGAAGGGTTCGAGTCGTCATTGCATGTTCCTTTCGGGTTCCGGTTCGGCCAGCCAACTGCGCAGCGCCGCGCGCGCCGCCGCTGCGTCGCCGCTCTGGGCGATCGAGTCCAGCGGCGCCATCGCGGTCTGCACCGTGAGCACCGACGCGTTGCCGCCCATCGGCTCGCGATCCTCGAGCTCGCGAACCTCGTCGCGGGTGAAGATCCCGTTGTTCACCATCGAGCCGTAGTAGGAGGCGCGGCCGGCGCTGTCGGCGCGAAGCAGGCCCTCGACTGCGAACTTCGGGTAGTAGCGCGCGCGCTCCGCGGGGCTCAACAGATCCTTGCTGATCGCCTGCTCGATGCGGCGCAGCCACGGCCCCAGCGTGAACGTGAGGAACCCGATCATCTGCTGCTCGATGCCGGTTCCCCAGCTCGTGGACTTCTCGGCGTGGCCGACCATGAACGGCGGCACGCGAAACCACCGACAGATTTCCTCGACGCTGAAGGCGCGCGACTCGAGCAGTTGCGCGTCGTTGGGGTTGATGCCGACGCCGCCCACCGTCATCCCGCCCTCGAGGAGCGGCGACTTGCCGGCGTTCAGCGACCCCGAGATCTCCTTGAGGCTCTCCCGGAACTCCGACCTCTGCTGCGGGGTGAGCACGCGCTCCAGCTTGAAGTACGTTGTCGGCAGCAGGCCATTCTTGAAGGTGGCGCTTGCCGCCTGGTCTGCCGCCATCGCCGCGCCGAACACGTTGGCGCCGTGCGTCACGACCGACACACCCGTCACGCCGTCCAACGCGAAGCCGGGCACGTTCCAGATCCGCTCGGCCGGGATCTCGCGCTGCGAGCCGGTCGCCTCGGTGTAGCGATACTCCAGCCGGCCGTCTGCCCTCCTGCTGATTCGCAGCCGATCGGGCGCCAGGAACCGCAGGCCGACGACGCGCTTGCCGATCATCAGCTTCTCGGCGCGCGCGTTGCCGCGCAGCAGCATCGCCGCGACCGTCGACTCCCAATGGACCGACGCGGTCGACTCCGGGTTCGGCGCGTCGTGAATGATGCCGTGCAGCCAGTGCTGCGGCGCCGGGCGCTTGCCGCTGCTCGAGCGCTCGTGCATCGACAACGGCAGCGTCGCGATCGTCTCGGAGATCAGGCGCGTGCACGCCCAGACTGTGGACAGCTGGAGCATCGTCTGCGCCGAGACGGTCTGTCCGGCGGTGGACTGCACCCCTGAGAGCGCGGCCAAGAATGCCTCGTCGGTCAGGTCTCCGGTGACGCCCAGCATCCGCAGCGCAAAGCGCCGGATGCGGCCGAATCGCATGCGTCGGCTCATACGATGATCGGCGCCGAGAGGAACGCATCAAGGGATGCGACGGCCTCTGGGTTGAGCGCCATCAGCGTCACCGCGTTGAAGGTCGCCATCAGCGGATCGATCTTCGCGCTGCCGCTGGCCTGCTTCGTGATCGTCACGGCATTCCCCACTGGCACCACCTTTGCGTTACCGGCCGCCCACGCCATCAACGGCTGCGCGCAGTGGGTGAGATCGCCACCGGCGAGCGCGCGCTCGGTCGTCTTGATGGCGCCGTTCAACTTCCACCCCTGCGAGACGGCGATGATCTGGTCGATGCCGATGCCGCGCTCTGGCGACGTGATCTCGTCGACGATCGCCCCGATCCCGGCCGCGTCCACGCCGATCGCGTGCTTCTCGGGCAGCAGGCCCGCATCGCGCACGCGACAGACGACGTCGGCGAGCTCCTCGACGTCCTCGCCGGGCGAGGTGACGATGCTCAGGTCACCGATCGCCTGAAGGTCGCGCAGCTTCGGCTCCAGCTCCTTGCGGCGCTCGAGCACGATCTCGTGCGCCCAGGCATGCGCCCAATGCAGCCACTGGCGCGTGTCGCGCTCGCGCCCGAGCACCACCAGCCCGAGCAGGTCGTCCAACCCGCCGCCATCGATGCCGATCACCGCGACCTCGGATCGCTCCAGCAGAGAATCGAGGCTGAGCTCCCGGTCCCCGGTGCGCTCCCAGAATTCGGCGCCCGCCCAAGCGGAAGACGCGAGCGCCAGGCCGATCTGCACGTTCAGGTGCTGCGAGGCCCACACCCGAAGCTCTGCCTCGCTCGTGGCTCGCGCGTCGGCGTGGTCGGCCTTCAGGCGCTCGAGCGTGATCGACTTGCCGATGTTGGGCGTCACCAGCGGCCAGAGCGCCGGATCCTCCCAGCGCCTGCCATGAGCCTCCTGCAGCTCTTTCGGGAACTCGAAGAGCACCGGCAGCATCGCGCCCTCGCGCTTGCCGTCCCGGATCGCCCTCGCCTTCTCCAGCTCCTCGGCGAACACGCCAACCGGCGGCTCGTCGCTTTGCGTGGTGATGAACGCGAGGAAGGACTCCGGGAACGGCAGCATGCCGCCGCGGATCTGGCGCATCGCCTTCGGCGCCTTCGTCATCTTCGCGCACACGTGCAGCTCATCGATGAGCGCGCCGCCGCTGATCTTCTGGCCCGTGAGCACCGCCGGGTCGAAGGTCATGATCTCGAGCTCGGCCTTCGTCTCGCGGTGCAGGATCGTCTTCAGGTGGTGACGCACATGGAACTTCTTGGCGAGCACCTCGTCGAGCTCGATCGCTCCGGCGGCCGCATCGAAGGCGAGCTGCGCGACGTCCTGCACCGGCGCCGTCATCACGAAGCTTGCTCGCGGGCGCCGGTTCATCAGGAGCGCCGTGACCATCAGCAGCGCGCCGTCGGTCGTCTTCGAGTTCTTCTTCGGGACCAGGGCGAACAGCTCGCGGATCATGCGCTGGTGCGTCGCCGGGTCGATGCAGCCGAACATCGCGCGCACGATGTCGCGGAACCATTCCCCGCCGGCCTCCTCCATCGTCGGCGTTCCCGGGACGTCGGCCAGGCGCAGCTTATTGAAGATCCGCACCGCCCGGTCGCCGTCCTCGGTCAGCGGCAGGCGCGGCACGAGCGATCGCCCGGACTGCAGCCTTTGCCACCAGTCCGGGCAGGACAGATCCCAGGCCATCAGCCGGCCTTGCGCAACGGCGCGACGTTCGCCGGCAGCAGGTCAGCCCACTCGGTACCGTCGGCGGCCGTCTTCGCGTCGGCGCTCGCCTGCTCCTTCTTCCCGAGCGGCTTCTCTGGAACGACCGGAGGGGCAGCGAGCGCGGGCGCCATCGCGAGGAGCGCCTTCTGCGCGGCGACGTTGCCCTTGAGCGCGGTGCGCACCATCGCGTCGAGCACTTCGACCCGCCGGTTCATCGCGCCGCTTGAGAGCTCGACCTCGAAATGCTTCTCGAGCGTCTTCCGGCAGATGCCCAGCGCGATCGCGATTTCCTCGTGCAGCATGCCGCCGGCAGCCGCATTCGTGACCTTACGGCGCATCGCCGCGGTTGGCTTGAACGCCGGCCGACCCGGTCCGCGATTTGTACTCATAGATCGGTGCTCCGGCCGAAATTCGTTCGGCGGAAAAAAAGCTCTGCGTGCC